GGTCAGTGGAGCCTCTTTCATGAATACGGGTCGCACATTAATCCCAGCCACCCAGTCAGTGCCGCAAGACTCACGAACTCTTCCGGAGAGAAAACTCTTCGTGGAATTCACTGTGAATCCGCATTGCTGTAACAGTGTGACGAGAGGGGCAGCAGCCGCCTTGGGCACTATCATGTCATCGCCGTAAACGGCGACCATGGTAGCATCCCAGCGGCCGTAAGTCCCAATCATCGCTGCATAGCATGCTGCACCGAATATGAGTGACTCGAGCGCGAATGTGTATCCGTTGCCCATCGAGCTTACCTTCGCATAGCGGAGGCTCGTCCGACGTCCGGGTAAAATACCCTTGGTGGCACGTAACGCACAGAGCAGCTGGAACCAGTCCTCAGGAAACAATAGCTTTACCAGTCTCAACGAGATGGTATCGCTAGCGTTCGAGAGGTCAATGGTTACCGGAGAGTCGGCATCACTTCTGATGCTTCCTTCCCGGGCCATTTGTTGATTCTTTTGCTGCGAGTCCAAGTCTATCCCCCATCGCTTCAGGCGTTTCCGGATAAATCCGTCAACACCCAATTGAAGCATAAGGTTTAGGCGAGGCTCGATCGCGATAGGGCGGTCTTTTATACCGTCCTTGGGAACCGTAGTGATTCGGTTAGATGCTCGTTTTTCGAACACCGCGTCCCAGAAGACATGCCAGTCGAGGATAGACCACATGGGTATGTGGTTTCTCCGTCGATAGGAATCTTCCAAGGCGCCAAACCACCTCTCATCTTGGCAGATGAGGTCGGTTGCGTGTTCCAGGGCTCGGGGGGTAACGTGATAGGGCCATCCCATGTACTTATCGTACGATGAGACAAACCCCTTTGACGTCCCCGTGTCCGATCCTGGCCCATGTCGAGACCTGTCCGTCATCAGACCTCCTTGTGGAGGCAGAAGTCCCACTACTTTCCGGATGAACTCCCTCATACGAGTGATTTCAATCGGTGTGTAGGTAGGGTTGCACAAGTGCTTCCAGCCACGGCGATTAAATTCGCTGCAGCCTGCATTTGTTGCTATAACGTTAGCTATAGCCGCTTCCCGCTTCTCTTTAGCCGTTCCTTCGAACGGGTATTTCTTGATAACGGCGCACAACAGGAGCCTACACGCCATTCCAGGCGAATAGGGCTCATCGGAGGAGTTAATACTCTGTAAACCCCAGCGATCCGACAGAGACAAATACGAGTTGAGATCACGAGATCGAATGATCCCGCGGAGCTCTTCTTCGTCGCTCTTGTCGATCCATTGCGCAAGGCCGGTAGTAAGCCGGCCTAGTACCTTCCAAGGATAATCCTTGGGAGGCCTCACGCCCACGTCCAATCTGGACGGGCGTCGGCTCGAGAACCTTCTCTTCGTCGCAGACTTAGTAGTCCGCTTCGTCGAAAATGGTTTTCTCTTCCGGCACGTCTGCTTCACCATTACGGTGCAGCTCCTTTCCCGCAAGTTTGCG